TGCTGACCTTTCCCGATTCCCACCAGCTATCAATACAATTGTCCCCGAAAACAACCAGACATTCATCACCAACCGTTACCGGCATGGTCAGAACAAAATTACCGGCACGAGGCATATAGATAGGAACATCTTGAAGGATGGGAATTTCAAGGTTCTCGTAAGGATTCCCTTCCAAACTGACCATTTCTCTAATGGCTAATTTTACAGTCACCGTTTGCTTGGTTGAATCAAAGCTCTGAACAATTCCGGGGCAAGCAACACGAATACGATTGCTTAACTTTTCAAGTCTTTGCTCAAGAACTTCGTTTTCATCGCCAAGCCTTACAGATAATGGAACATTCACCAATGCCATAAACTGCTCCTATTTATTAACGGCACTTTCGTTTTTATACATCGTTGCAAGCGTTCCTTCCATCGACTGATTACAACCAACTACCGTTGTATACCATTCATTTCCTCTTGTAGCTCCCGTATGCGTAATTCCAATCACCCTATAAATACCATCTTCATCAAGCCTTGAAAATCCGGCAGAACCAAATTGAATAGCCATTTGTCGGATAAAGGAATTATCTATTTTTACCAACATAGGCTCCGGATTAAATACCCTTATCTTTGGATTCAACAAACAGGTAAAAGTTATTCCGTCTTGAGTCTGTTGCGGCGTGCCAATCAGTCCGCCAACCCCCGGAGAAAGAACCAAGGCTTGCTTTGTCAAATTAGCCGGTATCGGGTCTTGAGGACGATCAATGTAAACTTCTCTGTCGATCGTGCTCATCACAGTTCCATACTGTTGTGCAAATTTTCTCATATAATATGACGGAGAATCAAAGAATATTTTTCCTCTGGCTAATTGCACATCTCCTATGCCGTCAGATATTTTCATTATGTTAAATGATTTTCTGGATTGTGAAGCCATATCCAATACTACCTTCTTTTGCCATGCCAAAGGGCCAGAAGCGGCAGACACATGATTCTCATAAATAATGTCCATGGCGTCGATACATTTAAGCGTCACTTTTGATGTAACGGTGTCTTCTCTTTCCCATATGGGTTGAAAAACATTGCCGTCATAAATGACACCATAATCACCGTTGACATATCCCGCTTCTACCAAAACTCTTGCACCAGACCTTATGACCATATTTTCTGTTTGCGGGTTTAAATTGTAAACAGTTACTTCCGAAAAATTGGGATTCTTCCACCCAAACTTTTCTATCTTGAAAGTGACATCCAGAGATTGATCTTCATAATCACTATTCGACACAACATATGCCGTGTATTTATTAGGATCAGCGGAAGTTTCCGTTTCAGACAAAGGAATGAGAATGCTAATCTTCCATTTTCTCCCAAACAGTTTTTCTTTATGGTTCTTTTGTGTTGCTAAAATGTCTTCTGCCATACTAACCTTCCCATACTAACGCAAAATCTGTCCCAAGATTTTCATCTGTAGGATGATCATATTCAAGCGGGTCTTTTGTCGGAACAATATATGCTTTCCCGATGCCAAGATATTCATGTTGATGCAATATATTCAATTCGTCAGAGCCTACAGAACCGGCAACCAAAGGAACGGAATCAATGAGGATTTCATCTGTTGCTGGGTCAGTAATTCTCATAACCCAATACCCACCGATGTAATTCCAACTCAAATTAAACTTCAAGGTTCTGTTCACGCCATCAATTTCCAGAGTAACAGAAAACTCTTGATTAGGATCACTTGTCAACGGTATTTCTTGGTATGCCATAGTTAATTACCCACCGGCTGCCCAGCAGCACTAAGAATGCTCTGGCCATCTGTTGCACTTTTCGTACCCTTGTTTGTTTCCACTACCGCTTGTCTCTTGGTAAGCGTAACATACTCAACCGGAACAACTGCCATCATCACTTGTCTTAAACTAACGGTACATCGTAAACTATTAGCGGATTTGTAATCATCTGAAACGCTTATATTTTCAATGATCATATTGGTATAATAATGAAGACGAGTCCTTACAGAAACCAAAACCCTTCTTTCTTTCAGGCTTCTTAAAACTTCATAAGCTGTAATTGACTTTGACTTGCTACCTGAAAATTGTCCAGCAACAATAGACTCCACAGAATCTGAAACAAGTATTTCTAAAGTTAATTTGTCCGGTAAATTATAAGCATGATCGCTTATGTTTGCGCCTCCTTGTACAGGATGTTCTGTCACCCTGACAGAGCCAGAATGATTTTCTTTTGTGAAAGCATCAAAATAATAACCGACAGTTACCTCATAAGTTTCTTTCTTTTTTCCAATTCTTACTTCTTCGACTTCAGAAATATTGGGAGCAAGATAAATCATCTGGTCTTCATCGCTACCATACTTTCCCCAATCAGCAGGACGATAAGCATCGGTTGCAGAACCGGGAGCTTCAATGGAAGGTCTATTTAATATTTGATAAACATTCCAAGCAGCCTTACCAACCATATAAAGCGAGGACAATGAATTTACTGTGCTTGTTATTGACATTTACATTCCCTCTTAACTTACTGCTACCCTGTCTCTAATGACCTTGTTAAACTTTTCTTTTCTTAATTCTTGTATTGATCTTTTCACACCTTTTGTGGCTTCATCTGCAATTTGTTTTGGGTCTGTGGTTTGTGCATTAATGGTAACATTTACGTTGTAAGTCTCTTCGTTTGTAGCCTCAGAAGCTTTTGCATAAACAGGGTGCCCGGGAGGAGTTTGTGGCATACTTTTAACTCCGGGAGTAGTATGGGCCATATCAACCGGAGGGACTCCAACTTTATATGGATCAGAAACTGTTTGTAATAAAGCTTGTTTTTCCCTTTTAATTCTAGCCAAAATATTTTTTTGAACTTCGGGAGACGAAGATTTGAAATGGGTTGCAACATTCGCTTCTTTATACCCCTGTATTGCTGCAATCATTTCGGCATCAGACATAGAAGAAACATCTTTTCCTTTAAGTGCTCTTTCTATGACGCTTGTCCCTGCCCCATATTGTACAGCAGTTGACCAGACAGCTTCTTGAACACCCCTCCCTCTCTTGCTGACATCAATTCCTGCTTTTGATAATTTTTCAACTTGTGGAGCATAATGAGTCTTACCAATATATTCATGCTGCTTCTTTGCGAATTCAGGATCGGTTGACGCAATCTGTTTCCATTTGTCACTAAACTCTTTAGACCCTGGAACCATTCCAGTAAACTCTTTTTCATAACCAGCACTTTTTACAAACTTGGCAACACTACTTTTTTCTCCTCCTTCAGAGGCAAATTGATAAGTGCCATAAGACACACCGCCTTTATCGCCTTTACCAGTACTTACTGTACCCGCGCCTTTTCCGCCGCTTTCTTCTTTTGCAGATATAACACCTAATTCTTTGCTTATAATGGGTGTAGGAACAGTTGAGGGTGTAGGAACAGTTGAGGGTGTAGGAACAGTTGAGGGTGTAGGAACAGTTCTTCCGGCCTCCTGTTTAGTTTTTGCTTGCTCATCTGCAATTTCCCTTTTAGCCTCCTCTCTTTTCTTATCTCTTTTTGCTTTTTCGTCAAAATGAAGTTTATCAAGTGCTGCAAGCTCTTTCTCTAAATGCTCTTTCCATCCTAACCCGCTTTCATGCTTTTTGCCTTTTAACGCAGTCCACAAATGATCGGCAATAACAATTACGCTTAAAATGGTCTTTTGCACGCTGAATCTTAAAAATTCAACAAACTCCCAGAAAGGCTCAAGCAATTCAGACGATTTTCTTCCATCGGAATAAGCATAAAAATCTTCAAGCAATAAAAAGAAAGTTGTTAAGGCAACTGTTGCGGCAGCAATCGGTCCCAACAAAGGACTAAACATTGCTATAAGAAGACCAGACAATATAACCAACTGCTTCTGCCAAGGAGCCATCATATCCCAAATCTTGACAAGCCAATCCCATATTGTTGAAAGTATAGGAACAGCAACATCTTTTATGTCGCCAAGAAATCGTATTACCGTCAATGCAAGTTTTATGGGAACGTCTAAAAATTCTGCCAACTGCTTTGACCACATCGGAATTTTATCAAAGATCGTTTCTGTAAAAGACCTCAACTTTGTTTTTATTTCCGTCAAGGCTCCTTTATTGAGATTCAATAAACTGATGGCCAACCATTCAGTTGCTAATTTACCGGCAAGTTTCAATCTATCGAATTCATGACCAATTCCACGAACCTGTTTTAACATATCACGAGATTCTTGAGGAACTTCAAGCTTGTTGACCATATCTACGAGATCAAAATACTTTTCTCGTAATTCAACGTTCCAAGCAATCTCTTGAAGGCTGTTGCCCATGGTTTCAGAAGCAAGAGTAAAGGCTTTTGTTGCTTGCACAGACATAAACATCCGTTGTGCAAGCAACTGATACTGCATATCGGCCTTTGCTACCTGATTTACCATCTTGGTTATTTCAATGGTAATGGCACCGATAGCACCAACAAAATTGGTAGTAGCAGTAGCATAGACATTTTTGGAAATCATGCCTTCAAGTTTTTTCTTGAAGTCATCTACTGACCCTTTTGCCTTTTTCAAAGCATTGTTGTCAAATTGAATACCTAGTTTTACTAAATATTCTTCAAGAACGTTTTCCATTATTGTCCTCTATTTGCTTCCGACCAAATCCTGTATCTTCTTTCATTCTCTGCCTTCACTTGTGCCATCTCATGCCA